AACTTTGCTCCGAGCTGGACGATGTCGACAAACGCATCGATTACCTCGACGACCACGTGAGCGATATCGTGGAAGGAGACGGCCGTGGCTGGTAATAAGAAAGAAGAAGCGCTTAAAGCGGAAGAGCTCCAGGTCGCACGGGCGGTCGTCAAGTCGTATGCAGTGTGCGTGAAGGACATGGAGATGTGCGTAGAGTGGTGCAAGAAGGACTATCCGGGTGTCCCAATCAGTAGTCTCGAGACCGGGATTTACTACATGACCAGGCGGCAGGCGTACTGGAAAGACCGCATCGACCAAACAATTAACCCAAAACTGGAGAACTAAGATGGAAGAACAACCCCCGCAAGAAACCGCCAAGTCCGACGTAGATACCTCAATCAGCCCGAAGTGCGAGCGCATCGCCAAGTCCTTTAGAGGCTTACAGGAGATTCTCAAAGAGAAGCTACCTCACGATATTATGGCGCAGTTTTACCTGAAGTTCTTGGCGGATTGCATGGCGGATATGGAGTGTGCGCTGGTGGAAATCGCGGACATCCATGAAGATGACATGGACTATTGCACCGAGACCGGCCCGAACCATGCCATGAAAACAGTATCAATCGTAGAAGAAGCTCTGGGGATTACATGAAAACCATACACACATACCCCGTGTCATCAATATCTTTACATCACGACTGTTGGGCAAACTACTGCACGCTCACTGTTAACGGAACGTACTACGGAGTGGTAACACTCGAGGAGGGAGAAGAGATGATAGAGACATTCTACAAAGGTAACTTAGTGCTCAGCATCCACGACAAAGAAGGGATTACACCATGAAGATGACGATGGAGTTTGACCTTCCCGCGGAGGAATATGATTTTCACAACGCCTTGCGCGCGAACCGAATGCATAGTGCGATAGACGAAGTGCTGGAACGTAAAATCCGCCCGGTCTTGAAACATGGCGAGCCGAGCGAAGAAACCAGAAACATTTTAGAAGAAATCAGAACAGAGCTCAGAGAAAGTTTAACGGTGGTGGAGTCATGATTACAGCAGAAGATAGAGAGATGTTTAGGATGGAGGACGGGCGTCGGGGGGCACGCGGGCCGAAGACGGAGTTCACAGAACACGTGCAGTTCAAGCTTCGAGAAGACCAGTTAGACGCTTTACGTCGTCGTAGAGATACGACCAAAGTGCCGATGGCGGTCATGCTTAGAGATGCGGTGGACGCTTACCTTAGGAGTACCGGTGTATGAAAAAAGAAGTGTACAAAGGAACATACATAACAATTTCAGAAGAAGACCATCACCCGCATAAGCCAAATATCCTCGCGCATTGGCTTATCGAAGTTAAAGAAACAATCTTTGCTGGTAGAACGTTCCAAGCGACAGCAGAGATACTCGAAGAGTTAGATAAAGAGTTTAACGGTCTAATTGTTGGTAATGTGGCAGACCAAATTCTAGAGTATCTCTCATTCGAGAGACATAACGGTTGCACAATGCTTCTTGGGCGGACAGCGTACGTCTATCAAAACCCATTCGTGCCCATAACAGACGCCGTCAGTTTAGTGGCCGCGTTAGCGCGTATAGGTGACAGCATGCAATCGGTAAGCACACCTTCACTAGGGACGCACGCCCCCTCTGCAAATCCGTGGTGGCTTTCTACACCTTTCCCGATAACGATGACGCCTACATTACCTACCCCACCGTCACCTTCATACCCGTGGCTCGGAAACCCCGCACCCACACCTCCTATGCCCGCGCCTTGTAAGTGCAGCATGGCTAACCTTTTGTCAGTAGGACACGACCCATCATGCCCGGAGAAGAAATGAAAACCTTCAACGCAAAAAATGTAGTGTTAATCATCGACGGAAAAGCGGTTCGAAGTTATCCAGACAATGCTGAGATTACGTTCGGCTCGTGGACGAAGTTTGCCGTTAAACCCAAAATCAAACGTGGCATGAAGCGTCGCCCCAACAAGCGCAAGAAGCAAGCCATGAAACTAAACCGAGGGATATGGTCATGAGTAACGAGAACGAACAACCCCTCCTTCGAGATTTGGAGTTTGAAATTCGCCGGATACAGAAACGTATTATTGAGTCCCATAAATGTTTCGGTGAAATCCCTGCACTTATCGCACGCATTGAATTCTTGAACACTAAAATTGAGGAACTGAAACATGACAAACGCAAATAACACAACACCCCCAGAACACACGCAGCTCCCGCTTTTGTGGCTCGATTTAGAGACTACAGGGCTAAACCCTATGGCAGATACCATCCTCGAGGTGGCGGTAATCATCCCTACGCGACTTTACGAGAACGTTTGGGTGCGCAGGATGATGCCGAATCTCTCCATCTGGGATAAGTCGGTCGTCGAAATGCACCTCAAAAATGGTCTCGTGGCGGATTGTGTTGCCTCAACTATGTCTCTGGAAGACATCGAGGACGCTCTTTTACGTGTGTTAATAGACCCGAAGTATATGCTGGCGGGTAATAGCATCCACTTTGACCGAGCATTTATCGACCGCTGCATGCCAAAAGTAGCCGCGAAGCTACACTACAGAATGCTTGACATGACATCGGTAGAGTCTTTTCTGATGCGTCAAGGGTTATTCACGAAGTATGTAAAGAAGAAGGCCCACCGTGCTATGTCAGACATTAAAGAGTCACTGGAACAATACGAGTTCGCAGCAGACACTGTGAGTTGGCGATGACAGCTAAAGATGCGATCGATTTTATGACGGTGTATCCGGCCACTTTAGAAGCAGCCAAGAAAGAGATTCTTCGCTTGAAGATGCGTCTTCACGAGGCGGATGAGGTGAGGGCAAAGTCAATAGAAAAGGCGGAGATTATCCGCCGTTCTTTACAAGGTGAGATTCGAATTTTGAAGGCGGAGATTACACGTCTTAGAGATTGCGAGCCAGCCACAAAACCTCTTCGTAAGAAGAGACCATAAAGTCGGCGGCTTTAATCTGCACAGCTTCTTCGGCGGGAACGGTCCAATCGATTCCGCTGATTTTCTTTTTGTAGTCTTCAGCACTCATCGGCCATCGCGACGTAATCAGTTTGGCCATAATGTCGTTGAGCTCTTCGAGCATCTTCAACTCGTTGCGTAAGTGCGTCATCTTAAGCATTAATACCGACGGCTCAGAAATAACCATCACGCCAAAGGGTTCGTGGAAGGTCAGCTTGCTGCCTTTTACCACAACTCTGACGGGGCAAACTCCGAACGGTACCATCGTCATTGACGCGCTGTGTCCAGTATTTACGCAGACCACAGGGTTTTTGGCCTCATTGATGGCCCCTGCAATCATGGCTCCGGCTTCCCAAACTCCCCCTGGGCTGTCGAATTTGAGGATGATGATAGCGCCAGCAGCGTCCGCTTCTTTGACCTGTTTGACGACCTCTTTAGCCATGGGCGGGAGGAGGTCTCCGGCTACCGTAATTTCCCTGGTTACCCTCTTGACTCCCCCATGAGCAGGCACGTGGGCGCAACACAGGAAGAGAGCGATGAACCAGTACAGTTTCAGAAATTTAGACAGAAAGGTGGGTCTCAATCTACCCTCGAGGCGTCTGGGACGCATTATAGGTTGCAATTACCTGTAAACTGTGTCATGTAGGGTAATGTGAGTCAAGGTAACCTCCACGCCAAACTGATAGCTGTTGAAGCGGAGCTGATGCGCCGCGACTTCAAAGAGTTCGTTAAGAGTGCCTGGGGTATTATTGACCCAGCTAAGCTGGTCTGGAGCTGGCATGTAGACGCTATTTGTGAGCACCTCCAGGCTGTCACAGAAGGCAAGATAAACTACTTAATCATCAATATTCCTCCAGGGTTAGCTAAGTCTATGCTCGTGGCGTCCCTCTGGCCAGCTTGGTATTGGACAAAAGACCCAAGCATTCAAGGACTTTACGCGTCCTACGACAAGATGTTGGCCACCCGTGACGCCAATCGCAGCCGGGAACTTATCAAGTCTCCCTGGTACCAGGAACGCTTCTGCCAAGGCTGGAACATTAAAGATGATGTCGACGGCAAGACGATGTACCAGACGACCGCCCAGGGCGTGCGACAAATTATGTCACCTGGCTCAGGCGGTACCGGGTTTCGTGGCAATCTCGTCGTGTATGACGACCCTCTCCGTGCAGACGACGCCCACTCGGCTACCAAGCGTGACGGGGTAATTCGCTGGAAAACTGAAACGATGATGAACCGCCAGAACGATATGGCGAACGCAAAAGAAGTCATCATCATGCAGCGCCTCCACGACAATGATATGTCAGGCTACCTACTGCGCGCGGGTGGATACCAACACCTCTGTCTCCCTATGGAATTCGAGCCCCAGCGCAGGTGTCGCACGTACACAAACGACGGCGCATTGTTCTGGGAAGACCCAAGGCAGACAGAGGGAGAGCTTCTCTTCCCGGCTAAGTTTCCCCAACCGGTAGTGGACAAGCTTAAAGGCCCTCAAGGCTTGGGCGCGTACGCGTACGCGGGACAGTATCAGCAGCGCCCGACACCAGCAGGCGGTGGAGTATTTAAACGCGAGTGGTTCTCAAATCGGTTTATAGAGCCCCCCGAAATGGAAGAAGTCTCCATATTCGTAGACGCGGGCTTTAAAAAGACCGACGACTCTGACTTCGTGGCCGTGCAGGTATGGGGTAGAGCAAAAAACCGTGCGTATTTCTTGGACACCGACTGGCGTCGCATGGGGTTTCATGAGACCTTAGCAAGCATTAGGAAGATGAAAGAACGTTGGCCACAGGTCGGCGGGATATTCATTGAAGCTGCTGCAAACGGCGATGCGATTATTGAGACGTTGAAGATGGAGTTTCCAGGCGTGGTACCTTTGTCAAAACAAGGTGGTAAAGAGATTCGCATCCACGCGTCTACAAAGTATTACGAGGCAGGCGATGTATACTTCCCGGAGTACGGGAGATGGGTAAACGCTTTCATTGACGAAGCGTGTGCATTCAACAAAGGAATCCGAGACGACGCTATCGACTGTGCATCGCACGCTCTTAGCCGTCTTTTAATGTCTTCCGGCCTAGCATGGCTCGAGAAGATGTCGAGGTGGTAATCATGGCAAACTTCATCACAAAGCTTTTACGATTAGACTCCGCAACAGAAGTTAACGACGCCCCCCAATCCTTGGGTATGCAGGTGAGCAAAGAGCAGCTGTTAAAAGTTGTGCGTCAAGACGGTTGGGAGAACATCTTCACAGGTCTGAATCAGTCGAACCGTGACAAGACTACAGGGATGACGCCTGTACCGATAAATATCTCCCCTGACATGGCGGATGCAATTTACGCAGCGTCAGATATGGCCGCACGTATCGTGGACATGGTTCCGGATGAAATGACACGAGAAGGTTTCGATGTCTGTATCCAAGGGAACAAAGCGCTCACAGAGAAAGTTGAACAACGTTTCCGCGACATCAACTTCTTGCAGAAATGGAATGAAGGCTACAAAATCGCACGTAAGCAAGGCGGCGCAGGTATCTTCTTAGGCGTCCAAGAGAAGAACAAGAACACAAACCTGACGAAGCCTCTCGACCTGAAAAACGTTGAACGTATCGATTACATGACAGTGTTCGAGGCTCAAGAGCTCCGCCCCGTAGAGTGGCAGGGTAACCCTTTCGCAGCCGACTTCGGAATGCCGTTGATGTACGAAGTTTCTCCTAGAGCGCAAGGTCTGAGCTACAACAACATCATGTTCAAGCGCGTGCATGCCTCGCGTTTCATCCGCCTCGAAGGTACGAAGTTCTCCAGAACGGAAAAAGGATTACCGATTCCAGGCTGGCCGCGCTCCATTTACGACCGGATATTCCCTGTCATTCGTCAGTTTGAATCTGTCTGGGGCAGCGTTACAGCCGTTATGGAAGACGTTTGCCAAGCGGTGTTCAAGATTCACGGGCTCGCAGACGCCATCGCCTCTGACAAAGAAGGCTACATCCACCGACGTTACGCGGCCATCGACATGTTTCGTTCGAGCCGTAAAGCCATCCTCCTGGACGCTGAGAAAGAAAGCTTCGAGCGCACGAATTCACAGCTGGCAGGCGTTGCAGACATTATCGAACAGACAGACCTGCGTTTGGCGTCAGCGGCAAAAACCCCTGCAGCTCTCCTAATGGGACAATCTCCGTCCGGCTTGAACAGCACAGGCGCAAGTGAAATCCGATGGTGGTTCGACCAAATCGCTTCGATGCAAAAGCTGGAACTCGTACCGGTTATCGAGATGGTCTGCAAAATGATTTTCAACGAGCTCGGAACTACCCCGGCAAACTGGTCGGTGAAGTGCCGTAGCTTGTGGCAGCCCAGTGATAAAGAAGTGGCAGACGTTCGCCAACAAATCGCACAGGCCGACTCGCAATATGTCGCCATGGGTGCGCTGTCCCCTGATGAAATTGCCAAGTCACGTTTCGGTGGGGATGCATTCTCTCTGGAAACCCACATCAATATGGGTGACGAAGTCTCAGGCGAGACAGAAGTTGAAACAGAGTACGAAGCGCCCGAAGGTGGCGAGGCTCCCGTTGTCTCAGGTGGCGAAGCCCAGATGCAGGACCTGCGCCCAGAAGTTAACCCAGAGTACTTCGACAAAATTAACCTCATCATCACACAAGTGGCTTCTAAGCAGGTCGCGCGCGAAGCCGGTCTGGCGATGTTGGAGAAGTTCTTTCGCATCGACCCAGAAGACGCAGAAGAGCTCCTCGGCCCAGAAGACGCAGAGCTTGTTGTCGGTATGCCTGACCCAGCGGCCGGGCCTTCCGCTCCAGCGGCAGAGTCTGATAAGCCTGTTAACGCGGCACAAGAAGACAAAGCAATCGCAAGTGCTCAGGGCAAAGAAGACTAAGAGGGCTACATGATTACACCCGAGATGTTTCAAAAGATGCTCCAATCGCGTCGCAAAACGAAACGTCTCCCACGTCAGTTGCCCCCTGACGCCATAGCTCGAGCATACAAAGCACGTCTGCAGGAAATGATTGCCCAGATGATGCGTATCTTCCGTTTCTCTGCGATACCGATGTTAGAACAGATGGACAACGCTTTACGCCTCGATGCCATCGATGACGATATTGCCCAGCTATTCGACAATCTCCAGGAACAGTTTCAGCGTAACTTCTCGCGTACGCGCGCGGCCCAGCAGGCACGACCAATCGCCAACCAGCTCCAGAGTTACCAAGCCGCGCAGCTGAATCGCCAGCTAGGTATTCCCGTCGCAGGTAACGAGCAATGGATTGAGAAAGAGATTGCAGGCTTTGTCGCGCAGAACGTGGCACTCATAAAAAGCATCCCACAGCAATTCCTCTCCGGCTTAGAGCCTCTCGTGGCAGCACACTTCGCCAAGGGTGGGAGCTTTGACGAGCTGGCGCAGATTATTGAAGACCGATATGAAGTCGCCCAGGCCAGTGCGAAACTTATCGCCGAGGACCAGTCAAACAAGTTCTTCCAGAAGGTAAACGAGAACCGCCAATCTGACTTAGGGATTTCGAAGTTCGTTTGGCGTACACAGGAAGACGAGAAAGTCCGTAGCGCTCACGTCGCACGTAATGGCAAGGTGTACAGCTGGGAAGGTGATGGGCTCAAGCCAGGCGAGGACGTTAACTGTCGCTGCGAGGCTGAGCCCTATCTGGAAGACGTTATCGCCGAAGAAGGCGAAGACGATGAGTTGGATGACGAGCTCTAAGGGTCGTTCGCTTTAATAATCGCAGACAACCCGAACAAGGCTGAGTTGGCGCAGAAAAGCAAACACAGGTTATCGTCGATAGAGAACGTGATGATGGCCATCAGGATGTTGAATCCGCCCAAGGCCAGTAAAATGCGAATCATTCTCTCAGACCGTTTCATCGCTACCCTCGTTCAAGTCTAAGACGAACTGTTTCGCTTCTTCTTTGGTGTCGAATACGTCTTGTCCGAAGTACTCTCGCATATTGTGAAAGTTTGAGTGGCCCACCCATCGACGGCCGAGTTCTTCTACGAAACCTACGCATTTTTTATTGATGATAATCTTTTCCATTTTGCCCTTCTTTCTTTCTCAGTTTTTCTGAATCAGGTCTAATACCGTGGGCAGTTTATGCCCGGCGATAGTATACGCCTTCAGCAGGGAGCCGACAAGTTCTGCGAACTCCCGCACCTCACATATCGCGAAACACTCCCCAACTGGCAAACCGTTGTCGAATCCGGTGATATGGATGACCCAGAATTCTTCCTCTTGTGTCGCAGGGTTATAATCGCCTTGGACCACTATGTCCCCGATTTGAACGTTTTGATTGTCCATTTTTGACCTCTATGTGTGATTTTTACCTACACCCCTTGCAATCCTACATCAACTTACATAGGTTTACATCATGAAAGTGAATCGTTTTGACAAGGCGCAGCTTAAACGCGTTCAACGTCTTGACAATGGGTTTGTGAAGGCACCTGCGATTTTAACACGCACAGGTGTGTTCCCTTACATTAACAAAGACGGTTCTATTCGACGTGAACTTCGCTTGCCTGAAGAAGTGTTCGCTCAAGAAACAATCGAGTCGGCGCAGCTTGCCCCGATGACTCTTGACCATCCTTACAAACACAAGGGCACAGTTACTTCGAAAAACGTAAAAGAGTTGAGAGTCGGTTCTGTCGCCAATGTGCGAAAAGATGGTGAATTTCTTCACGCCGACACAATTATAGAAGCCGCTGAAGCTGTCGCGGCGATGGACTCTGGGCAATATCAACAGATATCGCTCGGTTACAAAGCAGACCTTGAAGTCGCTCCTGCGGGCGCAACTTACAACGGTATTCCGTATGACTTTATCCAACGAAACATTCGCGTGAATCACGTCGCGCTTGTGCCTTCGGGTCGGGCTGGTCCCGAGTCGAGGATTTATTTAGATGCTGAAGACGCAGAGTGCGTCGACATGTTTGAGGAACCCGAAATGACCGTCGAAACAAAACCTGAAGTTGTCGAAGCCGTTGTGGCCCCTGTTGCAGTTGAGAACCCTGAGCTTATCAAAGCGGTGCAACGCGCTGACGCGGCCGAAAAAGAAATCGTGCGTCTTACCGAAGAGCTTGCAAAAGCGAACGACCCGGCGAGATTACAAGCCGCTGTCGCCGCACGCGCGGGCCTGGAAACGAAAGTCCGAGAAGTCGCGCCTGCTCTTGATATCGCCGCTCTCTCCGATGTGGATGTGATGAAAGCAACCGTCACCCATCTCGACTCTGAAATTTCGCTCGATGGCAAGTCGCCTGAAGCGATTGCTGCTTATTTCGATTCGGTTTTGAAATATGCTTCTAAACGTAATGCTGTAACCGAAGCGGCGGCGGCAAAACCGACGACTGCTGAAACCACTCACCTCGATTCGGCTAACGACGCTCGCGCTACGTACTACAAGTTCATGCGCGGTGAAAAGTAAACTGAGTAGAAAAGGAAATAACAATGGCTCAATTAGTATATAATCAATACCACGCCGCTGGTTTCGAAGGTCAACTTGCGTTGCCGAACGAAGCAGTGGTCATCCGCCCAGGCATCAATGCATCAGGTGCCTCTATCCCCGTTGGTCGCTTTGTTGTCAACGACCTCGCCAATAACTCCAGCGTCGATGCTTCTATGAAGCTCCCTTCTGGAACGGACACCGCAGCGACAGTCATGGGTATCCTCATGATGTCGAACGCGTACCCCACCACCCTCGACGGTGCAACTTCTGAACTCGGCAAAGTCGCCGATGGTTTTATCGGAAACGTTGTTCGCCAAGGTACTGTTTGGATGAAGTGTGAACAAGCCGTGAACCAAGGTGACACCGTGTTCATGCGCATCACTGCTGACGCCAACCCAGTTGGTTCAGTTCGTAAAGATGCCGATTCGGGCGAAGCAGTCACGCTCGCAGGTA